TTAAGCTCAGTCTCTCTATCTACTTTAAGACCATACCACTTATTGTAAGTAGCTGATAAGTCTTGTAGCTCTCTCATCAACTCACTTACATTTAAGTGTAGATAATCTTCAGAATGGGATCTTGTCGTCAAGTTCTTCATCCTGTTCATTGTTCATCATTTCCCTGTCTATTTTTTCTAAATCCTCTTGAGTAATAGGTTTAGCATTATCAGGGGCAAATGTTTGAGGTGCTACTGCTGGAACTGACTCGGCAACAGTTTTAAATCCTGCACCTATATTGCCTCGTTTTTGATATGGTCTTTTTAACCTAAATACTTCAATCAGTTCTTCGTCAGCTCCATACTTGGGAGTCTTGAAAGGTTGTTGAATTACATATTCCTTTGACATTTCCCAACCTTGCTGCACGTAATTTTGTATTTGCGGTTGATTATACCAATCCATCGGCATTTGAGATGGTTTGAACTTCCTGCTAGTTACACTGCATTTATAAACTATCTCAGTTAGTTTTCTCTGATATTGGGCAATTGGAGCTTTCATACCAGTCGCATATATATTGTTTGACTTACAAGCTATATATGGGTCTTTGCTTTTCTTTTGCATATTTTACCTTTTTTTTAGTTGTTGTTTATATTTTTTTGTTTGCTCATCAAATAACTTACATGATTTGTAAGCAGACAATAATCCTAAAAAGGCCTTATGGTGTTGCTGTTTAGCAACAACTCTTCTTACCTCTATTTTAGAGCCATCTTTAGGAAGTCTTACAATACACATACGATCAATTTTTTTACCTGTTTGTTTTTCATACGCATATTTATATCCATGTACTTGGTGGAAGGCAGACACAAAAATACCATTACTAGTTTTTATGTCTATCAACCAAACCAAGCCCTCCTTGTCTTTTGCTAGTAAATCAAGTGTACCTGCAAACCCACCAGGTAAGAACACTATTTTTTCAGAAGCAACTAACGTGAAGCCATTATCGTTCCACCACTTAACGAATTTTTGAAAACAATCTTTTATTACAGGGTCGCTTGGTTCTTTATATGAAATACCTTTTACAAATTTTTCACATAATCCATGTACTATTTTACCTGTAGAAAAGACGTTTGTTTGTTTATCATTTGCTCTAGACTCAGCTCTATCAAATATTTTTTGTATTACATCGTCTGACAAATGTTCCTCTAATTGAACTTTTATATTATCTTTGACCTCTCTTACTTTCCAATTAAGTAAGGCAGGTTTATTAAGCATATCTAAAATTGAAGATACACCTATTATATACTCACCATCTACTAAATATTTATGAGATGCGTTTTTAAAGGTCATATCATAACCATTCTCTAGTTTTATTGTTTTATCACCTTGATCAGGCATTACCACTCCTTCCTATGTTTAATTGGTTTTAGTAACCATTTTATTGTTGTGCTTAGTGTTATTGCTAATTGATTTAATCGCCAGGTAGAAAGCTCGTTATCACCTTTCTCGTACTTTTGCTGCTGTTGGAACGTTACGTTTAAACCTCGTGCAACTTTTGACTGACTCATACCACGAATCACTCTACCAAGTTTAACTCTTTTACCAAGCACCTTATTAAAGTTATCCCTTGATTTACCATTCATATGATATTTGTTTTTAGCGACCTCAAGCTCCTCTTGTGCCTTCTTAACTTTTAGTTTCCATACTTTTTGTCTCACTTATCCTCCTTAATTTAAAACGTTATGGTTTCGCCCCTTCATACATTCCCTATACATATGAGTGTATATGGTTTCAGCTTTAGGGTTAGTAATCCAAAAGTTAATACGTCTAAACAATTTAACTTTCTTTTTACTATCTGCTGCCTTCCATTCACAATTATGTAAATCGTAATCTATGTTTTGTGCGTTTGATTTTTCAAACTTTGATACTCCTACCGAATCGACAATTGGAGTGTATTTACTGCATCCTTGCGTTAGGGTCAAAAGAACCCCTACCATTATTATCCTTTTTAACATTTTGTTTCCCTTCTTAGTTTATGTCATTACTTTATATCCCTGCAATTTGAATGCTAATTTTTTTCTCTGTTCCCTTTTAGCAATCAATTTTCTCTCAATACTTTTTTCTTGCTCTAATATTTTAAAGTATTGATTACTTTGCTTGAGATTTTTTATCGTATTTATTTGTGGCATTTGCCCTCTCCGTTAAGAAGTTAGTTACATGATTTCCTAAATAACTAACCTCGTTGTTAACAACACTAGCAAGTGTTGTATTTGGTTTGTATTTACCAAATCTCTTTTTAAAGTATTTTGGCCAGTCTTTAGCCTTACCTTTAAATATTGATATTACTCTAGGCATTAGAAAGCTCCTTTTTAGGTTGTTCTGCTTTTCCGTCTATTGTATTACCATTATGATATTGATGATGCATTTTAGATTTTTGACCTATACCTTCATCTTTTTTTATTTTTCTCTCAATGTTTCCTATTAACCTAAACCACTCCATCCCTTTTACTTTGATTTTAGTTTTATGTTTATTGAAAGAGTATTTTTTTAAGGTATAAAAATATTGATCTACAAATCTAGAAAGGTCATTGATGACCATATCTTC